TTAAACACCTCTGCTCACATCCTGCTCACTTTTTTTATGCCCAGATTCAGCGGAATGTGTATATAAATCATTCATCGTGATACTTACTTGCTCACTTTCACGTTGGCTCAATTCATCTATGATGTGACCGTACGTTTGCAAAGTAGTAACAATCGTTTCGTGCCCAAGACGTTTAGAAATGTATTTGATATTCAAATCATTGTAAATCATAATGGAAGCGTGAGTGTGGCGAAGAGAATGGGAAGTTATTTCTTGGACACCAGCTTTAACACACAAACGCTTTAACGTTTTATTCATACCAGCATTAGAAGTTAAAGTTAATTGACGATCAATAAAGACAAGATTTTTCTTATTTCTAAGTCCAGACGAAAGTTGTCGTTTGGCTTGGTATAGTTTTAATTCATTCAAAATAGACAATGTTTGGTCATCGATCGTTATGACGCGGTTAGATGATTTGTTTTTTGTAGGAGCAAAGTCATGTTTATGTTCGTAATCCCAAGTTTTATTGATTCTGACGGTCTTATTTTTAAAATCGACACAATCCCAGGTAAGTCCTAATGTTTCCGAAAATCGGCATCCAGTTGCTAAACCAAAAACAATCATGTACCTAGAAGCATACATGGGATTTAGATTACTAATTGTCTCTTTTAAAAGAAGAGAGGCTTCAGTTTGGCTGAGATACTTAGAAGATTCTTTTTGAGCCTCTACAGTGCCTTTTACGAATGCCCTATAAGAAGGGTCTCGGATTATAGCTCCAGCTTCGTGTGCATCACGTAAACAAGCTCTAGTATACGTATGAATCTTTTTAACAGTAGCAGTGGCATGACCATTTCCATAATCATTCAAAAAAGACTGATACATCACTTTATCAATTTCTTTTAACTTAGTTTTTTTGAAGAACCTTTTAGCTACGCTTATGCTGAGTAGGATGTCGCGATCGTTTCTGTTTGAAAATTTACCTTTTCTGAATACTTTATACCAATTCTCGAAATAATCTATAAAAGGGGAGTTACCGTCTAATACAGAACCTCCGCGCCTTAACCTTGACTCCAAAGCTTCGGCTGCTGCTTGAGCTTCACGTTTGGTTCGGAATCCTTTTTCCATTAATTGAATTCTTTCTTCGTTGACCACTACGTTTGTTCTATATCGCCACCCTGACTTTAATTTAGTATATGTTGCCATTTTGGTTATAACACTCCTTCCGGATTATGTGCTATAATAGGGCTTGTCAAATAGCCCTATTATAGGCATTTGATAATAGTGTTCTTCTTTGGATGCTATTCAAGCTCGATCACACTCAATCTTTGGTAGGGGAGAGTGTGATCTTTTTTTATCTTTCAGTCATTAAAACTTCGATACCGGACCTAGTTCTACCGATGGTATTTTTGTATTTATCTACATATACTGAATCAAATAAAGGTGCGACAATACCATCAATTTCACAATAGTCTTCTTCTGACAAATCATCATAAGTTTTGTATTTCTTTTTTATATCAAAAGGTATTATCTTTTTGTTAGACATATTAATTCTCCTTTGTTAAAGCTTTAGAAGCCTTTATCTTAATCGAATTTTACTTCTACCGGTTGAGAACCTAACGAATCGTAAGTGTCAAAATCTACTGGGTCAATATAAAACTTAACTGAACTTATATCCGAGTGTGGAATAGCGACATGTCCCAATTGGTTTGAAGCTTTACTTCCTGCTTCAAGTTGTAAGGTTTCATCAGAGTACATAAACCTCTCGATTTGTTCACCATCGGATAAAATGACTTTCCCAACAGCAGCGTTATCAATTTTAAAGTCATTTTTGTTTTCTACTGTATAATCAAATTGTAAGTCATAGCCTTGATTCCCTTCAAATCCATACCACGCGTTGGCAGTTTCTTGAAAAGATTCAGGAATATCAACAAAGTTTATAATTTTAACGTTTCCGAACGTGACGAAAACATTAGGTGCCACTTCTACTTGGTTCCCCGGACTGGCTATTTTTATTAATTCTAGCTTTCCAAGATCATTATCGTTTTTGTATTGTCCAGCTTCCAAAAGTTCGCCTTTTTCAACTAACTTAGAATCTTTTTTAGGTTCACTTTCTTTAGAACTATCCTTCTCAACCAGTGCCGCTCTTGATGTCTCTTGGGCTTTGTTTTCTGTGTTATCTACGCCACACGCTCCTAAAATAAAGCCACATAGACCGACTACAGCTAGCAATTTAAATTTCATCATTTTTTATCCTCCTAATAATATATGTATTTTAATTATAACCTTCCGTCATTTAAACGGTAGGTATTTTTTTGTTTAAAATTTCATACCTATAGGAGTCATGGCCCAAACTAATTTCCCTATAATAGAAATACTGTCGCATTCGCCTTTGGTGCAATCATAAATTTGGTTATGATGTTCAGAATTAGTTGACTCGGGTTGAAGCATAATTGTTTCACCCATTTTATAAAACCTTTTTAAAGTAGCTTCTGTGTGGTTAACGCGAACAACACCAATTTCCCCATTCTCTAAGTTTGTACAAGGATCGATTAAAACATAAGCTCCTTCCATAAGAATCTTGTTCATGCTGTCTCCTTTTAATTCTAGAAGGTACGCTTCAGGATATTGCTGGTTAATTTCATAAGGCACAGATATCATTTCAGGGGTTTCGAACATTTCTAAAGGATATCCCGCAGCAACAGCACCTTTTAATTCTTTGTAAGATGATTTGCTAATAGTTTTTTGGTGTATATCATCGGCTGACGTTAAATCAGATATGTTAACTCCGAAATGATCTGATAGTTTTTGTAAATTACCACCGCGTGCCATCTTCTTTCCGTTTTTCCAATCGTTTACCGTTGAGTAGGCTATACCGGTTTTTTCGGATACTTCAGTTGCAGTTTCATTTTTTAATTCCATTAATCTGTTTAAATTTTTAGAAAAAATACTTTTTATATCTTCTGCCATTTTTGATTCTCCTTCATGAATTTCCCGTATTCGTTAATATCATAATAACGCATAAAGCATTATAATACTAGCAAAAAGAAAATATTTTTTCGCTTTTAGCGTTAAAGTAGTTGCTTTACCGCATAAAGCGGTATATAATGAATATATCGATAAGGAAAGGAGTTATAGAAAATGACTACTAAGGATAAAATACCTTACTATTTAAAGTTCACTTTAGCCAGTTTGCGAATTAGGAAAGGCTGGACCCAAGAAGAAGCAGCAAGTAAGTTAGGAATGGGCAGGGATACGCTAAGATCCTATGAAAAAGATAGTAGCAAATTAGATTATGAAACTATTGAAAAAGTTGAAAAGGTCTATAACATTCCTCAAGATTATATTTTTTTTGGAAAAGATACCGCTTTTAGCGTTATTTTAGAAAAAGAAAAGAAATAATTAATTTAAAAATAAATATAGAAAGAAGGTAACTAAATGTCGGTTATAGAAATATTTAATTTTGAAGCATCTGCTGTAAGAACAAAACTAATCGATGAGGAACCTTGGTTTGTTGGGAAAGATATAGCAGAAATATTAGGCTATAGCGAACCTCATAAAGCTATTCAAAGACATGTAGATGAAGAGGATAGGATGAAACATCCCATCCCTACAACTAGTGGTACACAAGAAATGTTTTTAGTGAACGAATCAGGCATGTATGGTTTGGTTTTTGGTTCCAAAATGCCTAATGCTACTAAGTTTAAACGTTGGGTTACAAATGAGGTACTTCCCTCCATTCGTAAAACAGGAGGCTATCAAATTCCAAAAGATCCTATGAGTGCATTAAAGCTAATGTTTCAAGCAACAGAGGAAACGAAAGAAGATGTCGAAGAAGTTAAAAAGCGAGTGTACAACCTAGAAGAAAATAGTAGCTTGAGCCCTGGAGAATACAACTATCTCAGTAGACGTATTTCTCAACGGGTATTCCAAGTTGGGAGGGACCGCTCGTATAATATGAACAAAAAACAAAAATCAGAATTGTTTAAAGCTCTAAACAGTGAAATATCTTCTATCACAGGTGTGAAGACACGTTCCCAATTAAAAAACAAGCATTTTAATTCAGTGATTGATTTTATAGATGATTGGGAACCATCTAAGGCAACGACAGTAGTAGTTAAGCAGTTAGAGCTGGAGGTAATTTAAGTGAACAATACAAAAATAAATATTGAATATATTAATTTAGACGAACTAAAAAAGCTGATCAACAAGGCTAAGACCCAAGTTGAACAGCTTGAAAAAACAGTAACTGAACTTTCTGAATTTGAACCGAAAATTAAAAACCTAGAATCTTAAGAGTGTATTGTTCAGCAGCAGAATTTTTCATATCTTGCCAAGATTGAAAACTTGAATTATCGCTAATATACACATCTAACTGATTTTCATCAATGGCTTCAAAAGACTCATTATTAGATGCATCGAATCCTCCGGCAATGAAGAATGAATAGATTTCATCACCGTTCGTATATTTGTTCATAAACGAAGATGAGAAAAGTTCTTCAAAAGGAACAGAATGTTCTCCATTAGCGTTATTAGCTTTTTTAGATAAATCGTTCAGTTTTTTACTCATATCTTCAAAGCCAGACAATTTAAAATTACTTTTTTTACTCAATAGAATCACCTCACTTAGTTTATTTTATATAAATCTCAGTTGGTAGATTGGTCGATTTATATAATTACAGTATAACACATAATGTTGTGTGTTCAATATTAAATAACACATCATGTGGTGCATATAGGAGGGTATCCATGAATTTATGGGAAAAAATAAACAAGCAGTTAAAAGAAAAGAATCTAACTATTTACGAACTGACAAAAAAAGCTGGAATTTCTCAAAACACTCTCTATGAACTAAAAAGTGGGAGGGTGAGTGATTTAAGGTTCAATACAGTTTGTAAGATAGCCGATGCGCTAGAAGTAAGTTTAGATGAATTTAGAAAGGAGTAATTTAAATGCAACAACCACAAACAGTTGAATTGAACATTCTATGGCAGGTGCCAAGTGATTCAATCATTATCAAAAAATCAGAATACGAAGAGCTGGTTTCAGCTTCTCTTGCAGGCGAAACATGGACCATGAAAGACCTTGAACGTAAAACAAAGAAGAAGGCCATCTGGTTAAGAAAAAACGTACTAGATGTACCTGAATTTAGAGAAATATTAGACGTTGATAATGGTGGATGTACCTTTTATCCAGAAACAGGAACCGGTGAACGTTGGGCCTTTCAAGCTTCGAAGATGTCTCAGTTCTTAGATGAACACTTCCCAGACATCTACACAAGGAGCGAGTGAGTAAGTGAGTAGTGAAGTGATGCTAGCGTTTTTGCAAACTGAATACGATAAGGCTCTGGTAAGTAGTGATGTAGTTAAGAGTCTTATTCAGTTAAAGAAGACTGCAGGTAAGTATAAAAAAGAACTAAATAAAAAAGAATACAAATTGTTTATAAGTGGAATTACAGAAGCCATTAAAGAATTTGATGAAGAAATTAAAAGGGAAAAGCGTCTGTCAGCTAATCCTCATAAAAAACTTAAGGAGTGTGAATGGGATGCATATTTTTAAAAGCGTTATTCAAGCATCTAACGAATGGTTTGATTTAGAAACAGAAGAGGATAAGAAGTGGATGTACGGCTACCTTGGTTTTATGTCAGTAGCTGCAGCTTACTTGATTCTTACGTTTATTTTTTAGGAGGGCTTATGTATGGAAGCAGTTAAGCAAGAAGGAACGTTATACCAAGTAGGAGGAACAATCAAAATACTTGGCACTGAACACACGATCACCAAATTAAGGTGGAAGCACAGCTATGGCCAACGCATATTATTAGTAACTGTAGCCGATGGAACAGTCTTTAATGTTTAGAAATAAAAAAGACTAACAAATATGCACATTTGTTAGTCGCAAAGTTAAAAACTATGTACGTAAATTATACCATTCAAAAATCAAGATTAAAAGAGACGAGGGCTTAAAAATGGAAGAAATGGGAGACACATTAAAGCTAGAAGGAGTTATGTCTAAAGGTTATGGAATCATACCTAAACTTGTAATGATGGACAAAGATTTGTCTATTGAAGCAAAAGCAATTTATTCATATATCGCTAGCTATGCAGGTAATGGGGTTTCAGCGTTCCCTTCAATAAAGAAAATTTGTTACGACTTACAAATAAATGAGAAACGTTTTAGCAGACATAAAAAAGTATTGTTAGAAAAGGGATATATCGAGGTAACTCAAGAAAGAAAAGGTGGAGGGATGTTCGCCAGTAACGTTTATACAATAAAACAATTTGTTACACCGACCACCCAAAACAGGGGTACGGATAAAGAAGAACCGACCACCCAAAATGGGAGCACCGTTAATGGGAGCACCGATAAACGGAGCACCGATAACGGGGGTACTAATAATAACAGTTCTATTAATAACAGTATTACTAATAACAGTTCTAATAATTTACAACAACAACCCGCTGAGAAAAAAAGACCCAACTTCATCACTGCCTGGGAACAAAACGGATTCGGAACAATTTCTCCAATGAAGATCGAACAGCTTGATCACTGGGTAAGTGACTTTGGCGGTAAAGAAGAAATCATTGTTAAAGCTATTGAGTTAGCAGATGACAATGGGAAACGTTCATACAACTATGTTGAAGCTATATTAAAAAACTGGGAGAACAAAGGTGTTAAAGAACTTTCTGATATTGATGCCTTAGAGAAACAAAGGCAGCAAGAGTTAGCTGCTAAAAAATCGAAACCGACTAATCAGTACAATAAACAACCTATTCGTAAAGAAACACTAACTGAATGGCACGGTAAACCAGCAGTCACAGAGAAACCAATGGATGCAGCAGCACAAGCAGAACTGCAGGCACGGTTAGATAAGATAAGAGCTTTATAAACCAGAAAGTGAGTGATGAGTATGACAGCCAATGATATGAAAGCAGCCTTACATGATTATCTGATTATGAATGGTTATCGACCAACTGGATCGGCTTATATGATTGAGAGTGAATTACAAATGGATGCACTCGATGAATATGGAAAGTTTAGCCTATTCAGAATTAACCCTAAAAATGTTATTAGAACATTCGTCATCTCCCAAAGAGCATGGGTAGAGATATGAACACTGCAGAGTATGGACTTCAAAAGATTCCAGAAATCAAGCAAGCCACTGATTACATGGAGCGAAAAGGGATTTACTTTATGAGCTGGTTTATAAACGGCAGCAACTATGTGGTGGAAGGCGAATTCTTAGGAAAATACGTATTGATCCTTATTCAAAACGAAAAGTTGTATTTGTTTAAAGACTATAAGTGGGAGGCAATCGAAGAATGAACAAAATAAATGAAATGTCTTTTGAAACGAAACGCAAAAGAAACGTCACGAATGTAACTGTTGGCAGCGTTGTTGAATGCAAAACAATAGGCAAGCCATTTAAAGGCAAAATAGAAGTCCTTTACAACAATAGCGCTATGGTAGCTCAATCGCGATTTGATAAAACAGTCGTCAACTTTAAAGATATGAGCGTGGGTGGTAAGAAAGTAAAAGTAATCAAGCAAGTGGTTGAAAAAATAAACGTTAGCAATCGGCAAAAGGTTAGATCCCGAACTAAACCTCCAATAGCTCCGCAACCAGTTGAACAATGGGATGCAGAAGGAAAAGTGTTGATAAAAACGTATGAATCAGCAATAGAAGCTGGCAAATACCATGGAGTTCATGATACTACCATCTATAGCTATATCAAAGGTCGTTCATCAGCTTCAGCCTTTAAATGGAAATATCAAAAAGACAAGGAATTCAAACAAAAGAAAGTGAGTGATGCTAAATGATCAAGTTTGGTGACTGGGTAGAAATTAATTGTGATTTTCCTTTTGAAAGTCCCCATTATAAAAATGGCAGTAAGTGCTTAGTGATAGAAGTGGATAAGACAGATCTAGAACTTCCGTATTGCTTATTGAAAGAAGGACGAAAAGAAACGGTGTGGGCATCAGAAAATGATGTGTTTAAGGTTACTGAGGAGGATGCAGAATGAGCGAGACGTACAAAGTAGAGGTAGATGGGAAAACAATTGAATATGGAGCGTATACAAATCATAGCCATTTCAGCGATGTGGAATGGGAAGCTATCTATCACAAAATGGTAAAAGAAAATCATCCAGGAGTATATGAGATTAAAAAAAATGATGATGACTTCATAATGACAGCAGGATCTTTAATTGGTATTGAAGAACGGTATGAAGCTTTATTAGAATTATTGCCTCAAAGTTCTTTTAGTAAAGCGGGAACACATCCGCAATGGGTGGCTGATGCAGTTGAAGAAAATACGTTAGACAAATTAATTACGCAAAATGATGTAAAAGACATGATAAAAGATGTAGATGACGTTGAAGAATTAAAAGAATGTTTGGTTAATTATTTTGAGATTATGAAATTAGTTGGAAGAGGTGCTTAAATGATTAACAACGTTGTTTTAGTTGGACGATTAACAAAAGAATTAGATTTACGCTATACAGCAAATGGAACCGCAGTTGCTTCCTTTACGACAGCTGTAAATAGACAGTTCACCAACCAAAAAGGAGAACGTGATGCAGACTTCATTAATTGTGTCATCTGGCGCAAGGCTGCAGAGAACATGGCTAGCTATACAAAAAAAGGATCACTCGTTGGCTTAGAAGGACGACTTCAAACAAGATCCTATGATAATCAACAAGGACAACGAGTTTATGTGACAGAAGTAGTAGTTGAAACATTCTCATTACTTGAATCAAAGAGTAAAAATACGGCTGAGCAATCAAGTGGAAGTGTACCTACTGGACCATCACCAGCTCCTAATCGGTCACAAGGAAGTGATGCTCCACAAAATGACCCATTTGAAAACAGCAGCCAACCGATAGACATATCAGATGATGACTTGCCATTCTAAGGTAGCCAGAGCCATGAACATCTATTCAGAAGTGACCGGTAACCGAACAAATGATAAAGGAGAACAGTTGCTCACCATAAAGTTAGACAAAAACATTCCTGGTTACATGCTAGAACGCTACCTAGATGAAAATGGACAACTTTCTGGAGAGTTTACTCTCTTCGACAATAGAATCATCACCGCACCGCAAAGGAAGAAAATACACGCTATTTTTGGCGATATCGTAAAGGCAACTGGAGACGGTAAAAGCGACTATGACATAGAGTCCATTAAATATGATATGAAACTTATCTTTTGTGAGCAAGAGAAAATAAAAATGTTTAGCTTATCTGAAAAGAGCAAAACGTGTACAGTGACCCTTGCATCACAGTTCATCACTTTCTTATTAGATTTCTGTATGGAATACAAAATAGGGTTAACGGTGCCGCCTCTTAGTTTGGTGGAGGACATCAAGCATTACCTCATCAAGTGCCTGCATGAAAGACAGTGTGCCATCTGTTGGGAGCATGGAGAAGTGCATCACGTTGACACAGTTGGTGCAGGACGTGACAGAAAACACATCGATCATACAAAACATGAGCTGATGTGCCTATGCCGTACTCATCACCAAGAATCACATACGATCGGTCAAATAACATTTGCTAAGAAGCATCACGTGCTTGGAGTAGTCATGAATGACGAACAGTTTAAGAAGTTGAAGTATAAGGGATAGCCAAATAATTGATTGGAGTGAAGAGAATGAATAAGCAATCTATTAAAAAAGAGTTGGTATGGTACGCATTGTTTGTATTAGCAGTCCTTGTTTTTAGTTATGGAGTGTTTTCTGGTGCTAAAGCAAACAGTCTAGAGAAAACGGTCATTGAGAATGAACAAGAAATAAAAGTATTAAATAAAGATTTAAAAGAACATAAAACTTTGATGCTGGAACGTGACATTAAGCTTTTAGATAAAGACAGTACGATCCAATCATTAGTGGCGCAAAATGAAGCGTTGATGTGGCGGATACCAGGAGGTAGTCAGGATGAATAAACTCCACTACTATAAAGCAGTTTTCATGAAAGACAATTATCCAAAATACGCCACTAGAGACTGGTCTAATGGTGTGACAGGTTACAAGTTCAAGTTGGACGAAAGAGTGGCTAAGGAGCTTAATTTTAGCTATATGGGGTACATGAGCGAGGGTGAGCTGGACGAGAAGATGAATGTTAAAGTTTTTAAGAAACCGCGGAACGTAAATGGATTTTAGGGGGATGAGTAGATAGATATTAAAGATATAGCTGTCGAAACGTTGTTCGTGATAGTCGATAAAGAAACAGGTTTAGTAAAGAAGCACCATTCAAAAGGAACTATTGCTGTTTTTAAGAGTAAAGAGATGGCCGAAAAACATGCTTTTAGATACGGTGCAAGAAATGATAATTACAGAATCGTTGAATATAAACCGGTGGAGGTAATCAAATGATTATTAAATATGCAGTAAAAAGAAGAGAGTTATACAAAACTTCACAGCAAGGAGTGTTTAGCAATTTAGCTAGCGCTGCTCTTTATACGAGTATAAAGACCGCTGAAAGAATAGCTAAAATTAACGATGGAAAAGTAATAAAAGTAGAGATTAAGGAAGTGATCGAATGAACAGAAAAGATGAATTGCTAACCGATTTTGTTGCCGCTAGAGACGAATATGATGCAGCAATCGATGAATATAACAAATCAGTTATGGAAATAAGCAGGCTGAATATAGAACAAAATGATCTTATCGTTAACATGTCTCGCAAAGAAAAAGCTTTTCATTCAACTAAAGAAGTATGGCTTAAATTTAAGGGGGACGAGTGATGATAATCGACTTGAACGTTGCGGAAAATGAAAAGGAAAAATTAAGAAAAATAGGAAAAGTTATTTTCGAAATGAATGAATTGGGCATGATTGATAGTTCAGATTTCACTAACTTAATAAACATAGTCAATGACCGTCTAGTTCTTTTAAAGGAGGACGAGTAGATGAAAAAAGATAAAGAGTGGTTGAAGGATAGTTTAGCTAAAGAAATGTATAACGCAGAGATTCAAGGGATGTTTAGTTCTTCTGGTATGTCAAATCTTTTATATGACGATATTGTTAAACTAATTGGCCAACTAGAAGAATCAGAAATCACCGAAGAGCAGGCAACTCTTTCCAAAAAGGAAATTGTTGAGGTTCCGCAGTTTGTTGCTGACTGGCATGAAGAAAACAAGCATGACATTTTAGAGTATAAATTCAGAAAAATAGAACGGCACGAATGCGAAGAAGTTAGGAATTGGTATAACAACTGCAAAGGGCGGCATCCAAACCCTGTATCTAATGCTCAAGAAACAATTGCAAAAATGGATTTGTATGGCTACACCATCGAACCACCAAAAACCTTACAAGTAATCGTCAAGAACTACGACAGCACAGTTTTCACAACAGAACTACCAGAAGACGAAGCGATGAAGTTGATTGAAGGGTGGAAGGGTAATGAATAAAAGAGAAGGTTTCGTCCAAATATCCATTGAGGAGTATGACGATCTAAAAGAAGCAGCAAAGTTTAAGGAGATACCAGCAACGATATCTAAAATAACCGTTGCTGGGTCATTAGTTCCTGAAACAGTGATAGTTGATATCGATATGTACAAATTGAAACGTCAGATATGCAATCAAAATAATATTGATCCAAATAATACGACTGTCCAGTTTTATTAAAGGGAGGAACTGTGAATGAATAAACCATTGGTTCACGCTAAAATAACGCAAGAATTAAACGAAATATATAAGTCTAAGAATGCTGATTATGGTGATGCGTTTGGTGACACATTTCAAAAGTTAGGCATTGTTTCAGCCGTTACTAGAATTAGCGATAAGACAAATAGATTAGTGTCATTAGCTGCTAAGACAGATGAAGAACGATTGGTTAAAGATGAAACCATCAAGGACACTTTAATGGACCTTGCTAACTATGCCATCATGACATTAATCGAAATGGAGAAAGATAAACAAAATCATATTGTTAACACAATCGGAAAAAACTTTACGAAAATCTCTACAGCACCGATGTCTTTATTTCATAAAAGTTGTATTCAAACAGCAGTGGAGCATGAAGAGGATAAATGTAAAGTAGATGCATACTCTTCTTTCATGCATGACTTGGCAAAAATAACAAGTAGTGATGAGTGTCCACCATCAAACAATAAAATTTCAACATATTACCATGGTACAAATCCTAACGACTAAGAGGGGGCAATCGCTTGGAATATACAGACGAAGAACTAGAAGTGATGCTGTTCAGTTACAGGCAGTTAGAAGCTCAATTAAATAAAATCCGATTGAACATATTAAGCCCTTATAGAATTTCAGACAGCAACATTGGTGGAGGTCGTTCGAGCTTTGTTAGTAACCCAACAGAAATGACAGCTGTTCGATTATCTGACGATGAAGAAATATTACGGATCAAGCAGAAAGGTATCGCAATAGAAAATACTTATGCATCACTAACCAGCGATAAGCAAAAAATGATGATGGTCTATTACATAGATCCGAATCCTTTGAAGAGAGACAAACACATAGCAGACCAATTGCACATTGATCGTTCCACGTTATGGCGTTGGAGAACTATGGTAGTCAATGTTTTCAGAAACGAATTAGATAAACAGGAGACAAGAGAACTAAGAACGTTGATACCTTCTTCTGATAAAAACTAAAAACGTTGCATAACGTTGCAGAAACTTGCAACCACGTGCAACATTTACGGTGTTAAGATGATAGCGTGAAAGAATAAGGAAAGCGATATGAACTCAATCCTTTAGGAAATAACTGTCATCAAACGACTTTCTTTATTCGTTCATCATATAGTGTTACTTACCGATGTTAAGCGGTAAGTATTGGGATCCGTCAGCGGAAACTGACGGTTCTTTTCTTATTACGTATAGCTCAATGGATGGAGCGTTAAATAGGAGGTATTTTGAATGACTATGGGTATGTCTAAAGATATGTACGCGTTCATTATGAACTATAAGCATAGAATACCTAATATTGATTTAGAAACTGGAACTATTACAACTGCAAAGAGGACGAACGGAACTGTTTGTTCAAGCACTGGGTATCTTAGGGTGAAAGTAAACAAAAAGTTGCTGCAAGTCCACCAGGTATTAGCAGTGTGTTATTTTGGTGAGCAATGCATAGGTATGCAGATCAATCACATAGATGGAAATAAAACAAATAATCTAAAGACCAATTTAGAGGTCGTTACTCAGATAGAGAATATAAAACACGGGTGGGAGACGGGATTGTCCGCAGCTCATCCTCAAACAAACAGGAAATTAAATGAAGATCAAGTTAGATTTATTAGAGAGAACCATATACGCAAAGGGAAATTTACCACAGCATACTTCGCTAATAAATTTAGCGTTAGCAGAACAGCAGTACGGCAAATTCTCACAGGGGTAACATATAAAGAAATTCTATAAACTAAACAGTAAAGCATTCACTCAATTGGATGGGTGCTTTTTTTACATTCAAATATGAGGTGGCGGGTTCTCTTGCCCTAATTAATGCAACGTACCTAATTGAAGCGGGAGATGATAATCAATGGCGAACAAAAACATTAAGCAGCCGCAAGACTTTAAACGCAAGGCAAGCAAAGCTGCTACTAACCCTAAGGCTACTCAACAGGACTTCTTAGAGCTACTAACCTCTATTCGTGAGGAGAAAGACTTGGATCAGATGCAGGAGTTGTTTGTGTCTATATTCTCTATGTACGGATTAACGACTGATGAAGTTGCTGCATTACTATTCTCAACGATGCGACAGGTATTACATGAACAGCAGAACAAAGATATGTTGGCGGACAAGTTCAGCATCGATGTGACGAAGCTAGGAGCTGAAGGAGTGCTGCGGGTTCAGCGTGCCTTGCTATCCGCATACCTAGATAAGGTGAACACCAATGAGGCCTAAGAAGCTAGCGTTTGTTAATGGCAAGAGAGTGCTGGTCGAACATGATTCACGCAAAGAAGAGGACAGAGAATACAACAAGACAAGGTGGAAGCATCAACGTGAACTGATGTCATTCTATAACTCGAAAGCCTGGCGAACATTAAGCAAGCAAGTATTGAATGGTGACTATTATGTTTGCCGAATGTGCGGTGGAGATGCCACACTAGCTGATCACATCATACCTGTTAGGGTTGATTGGTCTTTACGCTTAGTCAGGACCAATCTGCAACCATTATGTGGTGAATGCCATGCGATAAAGACTAAGGATGATGAAAAAAGGTATAACATATAGAACTATCAGCTCAATAAAGGTGGGGGATATTTTCACAAAGGGTTCGAAAGTGGGGAGTAGTACCCCTACGAAGTGCAACGGGGCGCGGTTTGTGGAATCCAAAACAACGGCCCCCCTTTCCGTACCCGAAATTCCCTTTTTGAAAATATTTGAAGGAGGTGGAAAAGGATGTCAGGTAGAAAATTCAAGGTTTTAGAAAACAACAAAAAGAACTTTACAAAAAACGAAATTGAAGACCGGAAAGTCATACAGGATAAAGCTTCAGATGGTTTAAAGTCGTTGCAAAAATCTGCTCCCAACCATCTAAATCCTATTGCTCGCTATGAATACGAAAGAGTGTGGGAAGACCTTCAAACCCTCCCTGTTAAAAACCTAGATCGGGCAGTTTTGGAAATGTACTGTACGTGGTATGCAATTTACCGAGAAGCTGAAAAAGATGTTAAAGAAAATGGCATTTTTATGGAAGCCAACTACCTCGAAGAAATTACAGAAAAAGATGGAACTAAAAGAAAAGAGTTAATAACTTATACAGATAAATCTAAAAAGAATCCTTCTGTATCTGTTATGAATGATGCAAGTTCAAATATTATGCGTTGTGCAAGCAATCTCGGCTTAACAGTAGATAGTCGAATGCGAATCTACACACCACCGAAAGAAGAGAAAAAACAAACGTTAGCAGATTTATTCGGATAGTCATTAGCAATCGCTAGTGGCTATTTTTATGCAAAGGAGTTGATTAAGTGACTTGTGGTATCTATGAAATAAGAAATAGAATCAACGGAAAAGTTTATATTGGCTTGAGCGTAAATGTAGATAATCGTATTAGAAATCATAAGTATAAGCTGAAAAGAGGTAACCATGACAATCCTTATCTTCAAAAAGCTTATTCCAAAAGTAAAGACGCCTTCTTTTTCTCGTTGATAGAAGAATGTAAAGAAGAAGAATTAGAACAAAAAGAGATAGAATGGATCAATCATTTTAATTCTAATCTAACAGAACATGGATATAACTTGTTATCTGGCGGCGTTTCATGCTTTAGACATCATGAAACTAGCATTAAAAAAATGAAAATAAGCAGTAGGTTATGTAACACTAAATTATCTTATGAGGATGTTAAATATATTAAAATGAGCTTGTTTTTATGTATGGATGTTAAAGATATAGCTGATTTATTTAATACTACGATGGATATTGTTTATAAAATAAAGCAAGGTAACGAATCTAATTTCGGTTGGGTTCTTCCTGAATTAAATGGTCGTTTTGATGAATTAAGAAAAGAAGACAACATCAATCTTGAAAGTGAAATAGTTAAATTGATGCAACAAGGTTACTCTGCTCTGTCTATCTCTAATCAATTGAACATTCCTTATGAAAAGGTATTAGGAATATTTAAAACCGAAGGAGCATTTGAATCAAAAAAAGAAGATATACAAACGAGAAACAAATCAATGAGAGAAGAATTTAAATTGGGGATAAGCAAAAAAGAAATACTAAAAAAATATAAAATATCCGCTTCTCAATATAACAGAATATTAGGTAAAAGATTGTCGGAAAGAAAAAAAGAGATTTATATAAAAGTGATAGCACTTCATAAAGAAGGAATAAGCAATAGTGAGATAGGTAAAATATTTAATTTGAATAGGTGTACGGTTGGAGATTACGTTAACGGTAAAATAATTTTTAAATAAGGAGAAAAAGATGGATTACACAACAGAATACGCTAGAAAAGTAGTTAAGGGCGATATTCTAGCGTGTAAATCAGTCATTAAGTCTTGTGAACGTCATATGAAAGATTTGCAAAGAATTTCTGATGATGATTTTCTTTATTTTTATGATGAAGAGTCAGCAAACAAAGTGATTGCGTTCATGGAAATTCTACCTGATCCAAAGACTGGACAAACGTTCCCTTTAGCAATGTTCCAAAAATTTGTTGTCGGTTCTATTTATGGTTGGCGCTTGAAAAACAATCCTGATGCTAGAAGATTTAAAAAGGTTGTTGTTAGCGTAGCGAGGAAAAACGGTAAATCTTTATTAATATCAGGCATAGTTTTATATGAATTTTTGTTCGGTAAAAACCCAGCTCAAAGTAGACAGCTTTTTACTGCTGCGAACGACAAAGAGCAAGCTAAAATCGTCTTTAATATGGTCGCTAAGCAATTAGAATCTTTAAGGAGTAAATACCCTGAAGTAAGTAAGTCTACAAAGCGCGTACGTGAAGAATTAAAGAATATAGATGATTATTCTTTTGTTCGCCCCCTTTCTCGTGAAACAGGTGGCTTAGACGGATATGAAATGTATGTTGCAGTAATTGACGAGTACGCTGCTGCTAAAACTACCGAGGTAATGGAATTAATAGAATCCTCTCAAGCTCAATTACAATCTCCTTTAACTTTTATTATTTCTACAGCTGGTTTCAATTTGAATGCACCATTTTATAAAATCGAATGGCCATATGCTAAGAAAGTTATTGATGGTGAAATACAAAACGAAACTTATTTTTCTTATATTGCTGAGCAAGATAGCATAGAAGAATTAGAGGATGAAGTAAATTGGATTAAGAGCAACCCTATTCTTGAGGTTGAAGGACTTTACGATCAGTTAACTGGTTATTTAAGAGAACGAAAAAAAGAATCACAGCTAAAAGGCACATACAACTCTGTTCTCGTTAAAAACTTTAACATGTGGCGACAAGCCAGCGAAGAATCTTATTTATCTACTGAACATTGGGAAGCTGTTAAAAATGAGGTTCCAGAAGATATAACTGGTAGAAGAGCGTGGTTAGGTGTCGATGTAGGGAAATCAAGTGACTTATTTTCAATCAGCTGGGCAACGATGGCTGACGATCATTGGCATGTTGATAGCCATTCATTTATAGCTACTAAATACGGATTAGAAACAAAAATAAAACGTGATGGTATAGATTATCTGGTCCTGGAACAAAGAGGCGAATGCGATATTACAGAACTCGAAAGTGGGGTTATTGATTATGACTTTGTCTTTGAATGGTTAGAGAACTTTATATACAGCAATGATTTAGATGTACAGGGTATCTGCTATGACCCTTATCAATTTGGACACATCCTCACATTGATTGAAAAGAATCATCCTGAGTGGCCATTAATTGAAATTAGACAAGGAACCATGACGTTGTCTATGCCAACAAAACAATTTAGAGATGATGTTATCAATAAAAAGATAAGACACGATGGAAATGAACTTTTAACGTCTGCTATCAATAACGCGATCACGTTAGAAGACAACAATGGTATTCGAATCAACAAAAGTAAGAATAGCAATAAAATTGATCCTATTGATGCTTTACTCGATGCGTTTGCAATCTGTTACCTAGAATCGTTTGACGGAAGTGGTTATTGGACAGACGAGAAAGTGATGAGTGATGACTTTGGTTTTTAGAAAGGGTGATGTAATGACAATAAAAATGAAAATACTATTTCAATATTTGATATTAAGAGTAAAAGTATTCTTCAATTTTTTAATGTTAAATATCCACACTATATTATTATTCGTCGGTATCGCATTTATTGCGTTAGCGGCTTTTTTGTTCAATCAAATTATAGGTTTCCTAGTATTAGGGATTGCTTTAATTGTCGTTAGTTATTTGATAAATATGAGCGTTGGTTAACTAATCTTATTAGAGAGGTGGTGAGAAAAATATATGGCATATTTTAAATCAATACAAGGTAACGTTGGCTATGATGACTACATCGAATCGGTGTTAGCTGGTAGCAACACACCACAGTATGTCGGACTGTCCGCCTTAAAAAACAGTGACATACTAACTGCAGTATCTATTATCGCGGGAGATATAGCTCGCTTCCCAATAATCAAAAAAGACTTAGACGACAATATTGTTCAAGATGAAGAGTTGAGTTACTTATTGAATGTTCGATCAACATCAAATGCTACTGCGAGGGCATGGAAATTCGCCATGACGGTAAATGCTATTTTAACCGGAAATTCTTATTCAAGAGCTTTACGAGATCCAACAACAAATAAAATTATTCAATATGTATTTTATCGTCCTTCAGAAACTTTAGTAGAAGAAGATGTGGATACACATAGATTAACTTACACATTTACTGACTCTGCTACTGGAAAAGTATTTAATTGCAACGATAACGATGTTGTTCATTGGAAATTTTTTACGCATGACACAGTTACCGGACGTTCCCCTCTCTTATCACTTGCTGACGAGATAGCATTGCAAGAAAACGGAGTAGATACTCTTAAAAAGTTTTTTAAAAGTGGTTTTTCTAGTGGGATATTGACGATGAAAGGCGCTCAATTGAATAAAGAAGCTAGAAAAAGAGCTAGAGAAGAATTTGATTATATGCGTGAAGGCTCAACTGGAGGAAGCCCATTAGTGATGGACTCTACACAAGAATTTTCTCCTTTGGAAATCGATACAAACGTTCTTCAACTTATTAACTCAAATAATTATTCGACAGCTCAAATTGCTAAATGTTTACGTATACCCGCATATAAGTTAGCAGTGAATAGTCCTAACCAATCTGTCAAGCAGCTTAATGAAGATTATATAACAAATGATCTTCCTTTTTATTTTGATGCCATTACAAGTGAACATGGGCTTAAGAATTTTGGTGAAACGGAACGTAGAAAATACCGGTTAGTGTTTGATACGAGAGCAGTTACTGGAAGGAATGTAGAAGAAGTCATTAAGCTTTATAATGGCGGAATTTACACTGGAAATGATGCACTGGTTGATCTAGGTAAATCTCCGGATACAGATCCTAACATGAAAAGAAGAAAGGCCAGTTTGAACTATGTTTGGGCTGACAAGGTTGAGGAGTACCAAGATAAAAGGAACGGACAAAAACAAGTGAAGGGTGGTGATGAACAAGATGATAAAGATTAACTTGAAAGGTCCAATTGTAAACGATAGTCAAAAACGTATATATGATTGGATGGGTATGGATGCGGTATGTCCTAAAGATATCTCCGATAACTTACCAGATAATGGAGAAGAAATTGAACTAACCGTAAATTCACCTGGGGGGATAGTGGATGCTGGAAGTGAAATCTACACTGCTCTTAGAGAATATACAGGCCAAATAACAGCTAAAGTCGTTGGTATGGCAGCAAGTGCTGCTTCAGTAGTTATTATGGCAGCTGACACGGTTAAAATATCACCAACAGCAAGAATAATGATTCATAACGGCTGGAGATACGCTGAAGGTGACCATAGAGACATGGAATCAGCAAAAGAGGCTTTAACAACAGCTGATAAAGGTATCAGAAGTGCCTATATCAGTAAAACGAAGTTATCAGAATCAGAAATAACTGAACTGATGAATAAGGAAACTTACATGGATGCGCAAAAAGCATTAGATTTAGGTTTTGCAGACGAAATTATGTTTCAAGAAGATGCGATAGCTTTAGCTGCAAGTGTAGAAAATGGCCTTTTGTCTGAAACAGCTATAAATAAAGTTAGAACTATTATGGCTAAAGAAAGTGACGAACCACCTTTTATTGCTCCTGCAGTTAATTTAGAAGAAATTGCTCAAATGAAAAACGAGTTATTAAAAGAAGAAATATTAAATAGTTTGTACTAGATATTCGAAATATTATCGGATGTCTATTTTTTTACCAAAAATTAGGAGGAAAATATATGTTTAACGAAAAAGTAGAGGCTTTAAAAGCTAATATCAAGGAATTATCAGCAACAATTAATACTCAAAAAGGTGAAATCACAGCTAAGTTAAACGCTGAAGATTTAGAAGGCGCTAAAAATATTAAGGATCTACGCGAAGAAAACAAAGCGAAGTTAGAAACAGAGAAAGCGACGTTAGCAACTTATGAAGCTGCACTAGAACCAGATGGTGTATCGAATGAATCAGATGGAACTAAAAAGGTTGTTGGTGATCCAACTGATGAATATCGTAATGCGATTAATAATTTTATCCGAACAAAAGGTTACGATGTTAATGGTTTGAAAATGGAAGGAAAAGATGAAGCTATTGTTCCATATTCTGTTATTAAGAATGAAATTACTCCAACAACAGATGGGATTGTTAAACAAGATACTAAACTTGTTACTTCTGATGATACTTCATACATTCCCAGCCATGAAGTAAATACAGTAGTTGATTTGAAACGTTTCACTCGCTTAATTCCTGCCAAAAAAGGTAAAGGATCATATCCTGTTTTGAAATCAGCGACCACAAAAATGATCAGTGTAGCTGAGTTAGAAAAGAATCCTAAACTAGCAAAACCTGAATTTGATAACGTAGATTGGACAGTCTTAACTTATCGTGGTGCCATTCCGTTGTCTCAAGAATCAATTGATGATGCAGATGTTGATTTAATTAGTTTAGTAAATGAAAACGTCAATGAAATCAAACTCAACACAACAAACTCAGCCGTGGCAACAGTTATGAAAACATTTACTGCTAAAAACATCTCTGATTTAGATGATTTAAAAGCGATCCAAAACGTAGAACTAGATCCTGCATATGTAATTTCTTACGTTGTCTCTCAATCATTCTACCAATTCTTAGATACAGTAAAAGATGGTAATGGTCGTTACTTATTGCAAGACTCTATCATCAGCCCCACTGGAAAAGTTTTTTCTGGTCACCCTATTTTTGTTATTAAAGATGAAGAATTTGGAGCAGCTGGAGACAGCAAGGCATGGGTAGGAGACATGAAACGCGCTATCTTATTTGCAGATCGTAAAAATTTAGGGCTACGTTGGGCAGACAATGAAATCTATGGTCAATACTTGCAAGCTGTTACTCGTTTTGATGTAAAAGTAGCTGATAAGAAAGCTGGCTTCTTCTTAACTTACACAGCACCAGTGGGGGAGTAACACCGCCACAATCAAGAGTGGCGGCAGTAGACTATAACAGCCTGACTGTTGTTGATTTAAAAGCTTTGCTTGATGAAAGAGGCATTGAGTATAAATCAGGTGATAACAAAGCAGCATTAATTGCATTGTTGGAGGGATAGACATGAATTTAACACCGGATGAACTCCAAAATTTGAAACTTTATTGCAAAGTGGATCATGACTTTGAAGATGATTTGTTAATGGAAATGGTTGAGGGAGTAGAATTGCAAATTTGCGATGCGATTGAGCAAGGTTCTGCTCCTCAATCTTTTTTAAAGGATGCACGATTTTCATTGGCTGTAAAAAAACAAGTGAAAGAAGAATATGAACACCGTGGTTTATCTGCTGATTCTGAACGCTATCCATTGGCTAATGGTGTTTTAAACATTATCCACCAATTGCGCTACAGAAAGGTTGAGATAAATGATCACTAGAAATATGAATGAACGTATTACTTTTTTCGTTATTAAAAATGGCCAAAATGAAGATGGTGAAGTTATTCCTGGACAAAAAGAAGAATTGTTTACTTGTTGGGCAGAGGCTAGCAAAGCTACTGTTAAAGAATTTAGAGAACGGACCACTCAAGACATGGCCGGTGAAGGAATCAAGAAACGGAAAGACACCATTATCTTTAATATCCGTTACCAACAAAAACGAGTAGTTGATTCAACTATGATGATTGTTTTTAGAGGGAATGACTACGAAATATTAAATGTTGAAACAGACTTTATGAGAAAAGATTTTAGTATGATAAGCGCGGTGATGATCGAATGACAACCGGAACAAATGATCTTCTTGCTAACCTTACGAAGCTGCAGCTAAATAATAAAAGTGCAGCGCGTAAAGCGGTAGATGAGGGAGCGCAGTTGTTTGCTAAGAATTTAACGGCAAATACACCAATCGGTGAAACGGGAGAGATGGCTGCAAGTGTAGAAGTTTCTGGTTTTAAAGGCGCTAATCAAGGTTTAATTGAAAAAGATATCGGATATAACCATGCCGTCGGGAATCGAGTTCACTATCCAGACACGGGAACAATTTACCAAAGCGCTCAGAACTTTGTTGAACAGACCATTAATCAATCTACACCGCAAGTGCAAGAAATATACAGAGAACAAATCATGAAGGGGTTGAAGCTATAATGTTGGCCGAAACAAGAGCTTATCGTTTATTGGCGAATGATAGTGAACTCAATTCTCTTTTTGATGCATTGAGAGGCGGTAAATTTGATAAAACAGGTCAGTATATACAAGGAATATTCCTTGATGACATTCCTGATAACTTCAAAAAAGTAGAATCCGCTCCTTTTATGCGAATAAATCCGATCGATGAAAATCCAGCAATTTATTCAGATGATGAAAACCTTGCTGAGGAACAAACGATACAGATTGACTGGTGGTGCACGTCGGCTAGTCAATCGCTACAAATAAAGAAACTTGTCGATAAAATTTTAAAAAGAAATGGACACATTCAATATTATTCAAAGCGATATAAAGACCCTGATATTAACCTCAAAATGAACGTGAGGAAATATCGGGTCTTTGATTTTGACTTAGAAAACTAAAAATAGAAAGAGGTAGAAAAAATGGGAAAAGTAAAATTTGGTTTAAGTGCAGTAGAATACGGGAAAGTTGATTCTGATAACACGGTAAAAGTAACGAACAAGTTGCCGGGAGTAAAAACAGCGAAGATCAATATCACAAATGAATTAGTAACGGTTATGGCTGATGATGGTCCAGATGCAGTTCTATCAGGAGGCATTACAGATACTCAATTAGAGCTAGCCGTTTTAGATTTAGCTTCTACAGCTCGTGTTGATTTCTTTGGAATCACGATTGAAAAAGGAGTAGAAAAATATAACAAAAACCTAACTCCTAACGACATTGCGATTATGTTTAAAACGAAAATGGAAGACGGGAAAGCCGTTTGGTTCGGTCTTTTGAAAGGTAAGTTCAATATCCCTGGTTTCGATGGAGCGACAAAAGAAGGAACGCCTGCACCAACTACTGATGCTACTACTGGTCAATTTGTTGCTCGTGGAGATGAAGAAGAAGGCGATATTTTATATATCGGTCGTGAAGATAATGAAGACTTTGTCTTTGAAGACTTCAAGAAAATGGTATTCCCAAGCACTCCGGTGTTGCCCTGAACCTCCTCTTTTTAAAGAAGAGGAAGAACCAGAAGAAGAAATAACAGAATAAACGTGAAAGGTTAGTCATTTGACTAGCCTTTTTTATTTGAAATATAGGAGGAAAAAAAGATGGTAGCAATTGAATTGACGATTGATGGAAAAGTTAAGAAGTTTGAAAAGAAAGAGCTGTTCATACGAGAAAACATTGCTGCGATGCAGTTTAGTTTTAAGCAAAACAAATACTTAAATAAAGAAGATCAAACAGAAGAAGATATTGAAGAAAATCAAACAAATTTTGCTGACTTTATTTCTTATGTCTTCAATCGAGAGTTTACAGCAGAGGAATTTATCAATGGTTGCACCATAAAGGATTCAAAAAAAGCTGAAAATATTTATATCGAATGCCTTGGAGGAAAAAGCGACGACGAAAAAAAGGACCAAGCCTAACCATTGAGGAAGGCTATCAAAAAATGAAAGAACTCATTAATAGTCTGATTAAAAGTGGCTATAAGCTTCCGGAAATATACGGAATGACATTAGCTGATATCGACTTCCTAATAGAAGTTTCAAATGTTGAAGAAACCAAAGAAGAGGAGTTGGTAACGCTAGATCAGGCGTTCCCATTCCTGTTTTAAAAGAAAGGAGGTAAATAATGAATGGTAATTTAGGCCATATAGCAGCAACAGCCACATTAAATATTGACCCGTTTCAACAAAGTACCAGAGTATTAGGGACACAAATCCGATCGCTGGATAAAGCTTTGAAAGCACAAGAAACAGCCTTTAAAAATAGCGGGAAATCAATAAATAGCATGAAAGCGACTTATACCCAAACCGGACAAAGTGCTAAAGCATATAGTGCTTTATTAACCCAACAAAAAGCGAAATATGATGAACTTAAAAAAGGCATTGGTGATGTGAGCAAAGCCACTGCTGGCCAAAAGACAGATTTATTAAGTGCTGAGGCAGCAATGAACGGAACTGCAAGTAAGCTAGAAACACTTACTGGAAAATATAACGACTTAGGAAAAACGATTGCTATTCAAGAATCGAATTGGACTAAAGTTGGAACCAGTTTACAAGCTATTGGCGACAAAGGGAAGAAAATCGGCGATGGACTAACCAGTTTTGGGAACAAGTGGACCGTTGGCGTGACAGCACCTATTATCGCAGGGGTTGCAGGAAGTGTTAAAGCTGCAATAGATTTCGAATCAGCTTTCGCAGGAGTAAAGAAAACAGTTGATGAAGTAGTCGATTCAAACGGTATTGTCGTTATTTCTTATAAGGAACTATCAAAGGGCATAAGAGAAATGTCAAAAGAATTGCCTGCTAGTGCTGTAGAAATATCAAACGTGGCTGAAGCGGCTGGACAATTAGGTATCCAAACAGAAAATGTTCTTTCTTTCTCTAAAACGATGATAGATTTAGGTGAATCTACAAATATGGGAGCAACTGAAGCTGCAACTGCATTGGCTAGGTTTGCAAACATAACGGGACTAAGTCAAGATAAGTTCTCTAATTTAGGCTCTGCAATCGTGGATTTAGGAAACAACTTTGCTACTACTGAAAGTGAAATAGTAGCAATGTCTCTTAGGCTGGCCGGTGCAGGTGCACAAATTGGACTTAGTGAAGCAGACATACTAGGACTTTCAGCGGCGTTAAGTTCTGTAGGCATAGAAAGTGAAGCAGGTGGTTCTGCTTTCAGTAAAATTATGGTGAATATGCAATTAGCTGCAGCAAAAGGTGGGCAAGAATTAGAAGACTTTGCAAACATAGCTGGAATGAGTGCTGCTGACTTTAAAAAAGCCTTTGAAACTGATGCTGTTGGAGCAATTGGGGCATTCGTTGAAGGATTAGGAAAAGCTGAAGAAAAAGGAACGACAGCAATAGAGTTATTAGATGAGATGGGTATTTCAGAAGTTCGCTTACGTGATGCTCTTTTGCGTGCAGGTAATGCAAGCGAGTTGTTTGGTGGTGCTGTTGAAATGTCTAATAAAGCGTTTAGTGAAAACACGGCTCTAACTGAAGAAGCAAGCAAACGTTACGAAACAACCGAATCAAAACTGAAAATATTAAGAAATCAAGTAACAGATACAGCTATTGAGTTTGGTGGTCCTTTTGTAGATGCTTTAAGAAACGGATTAGAAGCTGCTGAACCATTAATTCAAACTCTAGGAAACTTAGCTCAATCCTTTAGTGAAGCTAGTCCTGAAATGCAAGGTACTATCGTCAAAGCGTTAGCGTTCACTGCTGCAATAGGTCCAGCAAGTAGTATTCTAGGGAAGTTTATCAGCATTGGTAGTGGCGGACTGTCTATGATGGGAGGGCTTGCTAAACATTTTGGAGTAGTAAGTGGAACGGCTAAAGCTAGTTCTGCAGCATTTGAAATTGCGGCTGATGGAACATTGAAACTATTAGGTGGAACAGAAGCTTTGAGTGCTGGGATGGTAGGTGCTTCCGGAAGCTCTGCTGGTTTAATTGCTTCGCTTGGTGCCATTGCCCCAGCTTTACTAGTGGTAGGCGGCGTAGTTGCTGCAGGAGCGGTTGTCTGGAAAGTATGGGGAGAAGATGCATGGAAAGCAGGGGAGCGAACACGTAAGTGGGGCACCGACGTTGGTGAAAGTGCAGACAAAGCCTTGAATGAATTCCAAACAATGTCTGATGAAGCCAGCCTTGCCACTGATTTGATGGCTTTCAATATAGAAGAAGGAACCACTAGAGCTGTTGGTGCTTATGAGGGCATGTCTAACAGCATTAAAGAAGACATTCAAGAAACGATCTCTGAAACAGAAGAAGGATTGGCTGGTCTACCTGAATCAGTAAGAAAAATTGTCGGAGAGTCAATGACAGAGGGAATGGCTGAACAGACCAAAATGATCGCTGAAGTGGATAAAATACAATCAGCGATTACAGGAATATATGAAAATGCATTAGCTGAAAATAGAGAAGTAACCGATGCTGAATTAACCGTCATAGAAAACTATCATTCTCGATTAGCTGAAATCAGAAGTGAAACACTTCAACTGAGTGCTGAAGAACAACGAAGTGTGCAGGCCGTTATGGCTAATGATCTGAAAGAATTTTCTGCTGAACAGTTAAGGCAACGTATAGAAATGTTACATGAAGAAAAAACAGCTATTCAAGCTGGTTATGCTGAACAAGCTGCACTATTAGAAGAGCAACGAACAAGCGGGAAAATTAGTGGACAGGAGTACAATGATGCGATGTCTGCTTTACGTATTTCTGAGTTAGAAGACTTGAAAGAAATAGGCGCTGAATATATTAAAGTTTGGGAAGAACAAGGTAATGTTCCTGTGGAAGTTCAGAAGAAAATGCTTGCTGATATGGGACTTAATTATGATGAAATTCAAGCTAGAATCGAATTAGCTAACCAGAAAATAGACCAATCGAATCAAAGCATGATTGAATCATCAAAAGGTGCTTCTGAAGAAGTTCGTGAAGCGAATGAAGCTTGGAACGGTATGATACTTGATGAAAAAACCGGTGAAGTTAAAACAAACCTTGATGAAGTTATTACTGAAGCCAGCCAGTCTGAAGAAGGTTGGAACAATCTTGAATTTATCATGCAAAACGCTGAATTAGATACTAACGCTAAAGAAAAAATTATGGAAGCGTTAATGGCTAATGGTAAATGGTGGGAAATGGACTTCCCTACTCAATTCGCAGACGTCGAAACAAACGCTGGGGAAACCGCAACTTATTTCTTGCAGTCAAATTATGATTGGGAAAATATGGAATACAAAGATCAGATGGCTATTTTAAATACCAATACCCCCGAAATGCTTAAACAAGCATTAATGGATACAGGTGTTTGGAATAATTTGAGTCCATCTGAACAAGAGATGATCATGACTACCACAGCTGGCGCTGCTGCAAAACAAGCATTAATCGCAACAGGTCAATGGGATTCTTTAAGCCCAAAGCAAAAAGAAATGGTTGTGACAAGTAATTCCACACAGAAAGCATTAGAAGGCGTTCAAGCTGCTAGTAGTTGGAACGGTAAAGAGTGGGTACCCAAAGATATCCGAGTCGAGACAAACGCAGCAACAGTTGCTAGTTCTGCTCAAAGGTCGATAGACGGAGTGGTTGGTAAAACAGTTACGATTAAAACCATTAAGGAAAATATTACCAGCTACCAAACCATTCAAAAGGGAGGTTTAGGTGGACCTAGATTAGCTAAAGGAACGAATTTCCATATTGGTGGGCTTGCTACATTAGGTGACGGTGGAAATCATGAGCCTTATTTAACTCCGCAAGGTGAATTTGGTATTTCTCCTAATGTAGATACCCTATTTAATTTGCCAAGAGGAACTAAAGTTTGGCCGACAATAGAAAAGTTCAAAGCTGCAATACCTAAATTTGCAAATGGCACTGATATTGCTGACACAAAAATAATGAACACATTAAGCATGATGAGCAACGTTACTAGAAACAACGGTAATAGACAATCTCCCGCAAACAATTCTGAAACGGCGCGAGAATCGTCCTCTCAAACAGTGATAAATCAGTTAGTTGATGGTCAAAATGCTTTAACCACTATGATGAGTCAATTAATTAATAATAGTGGTAAACCTATTTACTTTAATTTTAATGGTAAACAATTTGGTCAGCTATTAGTTCCTATTTTAGATCAACAAGATGGCCAAAGAATACAAGATGCTGAAGGGAGGATATTTATTTGAGATTAGGAATAAAAATTGATGAAATAGATTTGTTTAAAGAATATAGAATTAATGTTGAATCAAGAAGTATCGGCAATCCAGACAAAAACAAAATACTGGAAGAGATTCCGTTTTCGAATAAACTTCTCGACTTCAGCGAATTGTATGGAGAACAAACTTATACAGAAAGACCTATATCGTATGTTCTGAATTTAATCGGCACACAACCCACAAGGGAGTCAGCTTATTATTTGCAAACGATCATGACCAATCTGTTAATGGAGAAACAACAATTCAAATTGTATGACGATATCTTCCCCGGCTACTTTTTTTTAGCTGAAGTAAGGGAAGGTACCGCATTTGAACCGATCGTCTATGCGGGTAAGTTGCAGGTCAACATGACAGCTTATCCGTACAAAATTAAAGAAGCTCGTGAAGGCAGCCCTTACTGGGATGATTATTCCGAGTTGGATTATTACCAGGAGTCAACGTATACGATCAACGGGTCCAAAACGATTGAATTGATGAATAATGGAATGGCTTCGGTGGTTCCCAAAGTAACCTGTTCCGCTCCAATGGCGGTCAAAAAAGATACGGTTCAGATTAATTTTCCAAAAGGCACGAATGAATCATTGGATTTTGTTATCAATAAAGGTATGAACCATTTGACAGTGACCGGCAATGGCACGATCGACTTCGAGTTTCATAAGGAGTTGATTTAATGTATCGCGTTACTTTTCATGAAGATATTAACGACAAAAAAAGCACCATCATACACTATCCGAACATTGAGCAAATAAAGTTAACTAGCGGGAATGTAGGACAAGGAGTCAATGTGGTCAATTCTTTTACGTTTACTTTAAACATGAAAAACCCGGCCTACAGCAAAATTAAACCCAGAAAGTCGCTGCTGAATGTCTACAACACGAAGACCGGAAAAGATGAGTTTAACGGGTATGTTTTGCGGTTGAACAGCACGATGGCGGCTAACGGAATGTACAACAAATCGTTTACTGCAGTCGATGGATTGAATTATTTAAAAGAGACCAGCCAACCATTTGCTGAAATACACAATAAGACACCAAAAGAATTTCTTCAAATCGTTATTGATAATCATAACGCCAGCACCGACAACCATAAGAAATTTATATTAGGTACGGTCAACGTTACGAATTCAACAGATAACGTTTACCGCTTTTTAAGCCAAGACATGAATACATTTGATACTATTTTTGACAAGCTCGTGGATCGCTTAGGTGGAGAAATAAGAACGAGATTCGTTGATGGCCAATGGTATTTAGACTGGATGACGGTTATTGGTGAGGAGAAGACAACTGAAATAAGAGTTGGCAAAAACTTAAAGTCGCAAGATCGTGACGAGGACACAGAGACCGTTGCTACTCGCTGGTACATTTATGGTGCTACGATTGAAGCAGAAGAAGGCGCTGAGGTATCAGACGTCTCTAGGCCACGAATCAGCATCAGCAGTGTTAACGGTGGCAAAGCCTATATTGATGATGTAAAAGGAATTGAACAATTTGGCATTATTGCTGGAATAAAGGTATTTGACGATGTGAATCAGCCGAACATTCTGTTGACGAAAGGCAAAGAATTCGTTAACACCTATAAGCAGGTGACCATCAGTAATCAAGTGTCCGCTTATGATTTGTCATTGATTGGGAAAGATATTGATGCTTATGAAGTTTATAATTCATATCCGTTAAATAATCCTGGCATAACGGAAAAAGAAACTGTCCGGATCGTAGAAAAAAGAATCGATATCAATAACCCGCAATTGAATACTTTAACGATTGGCGATAAATACCAAACCGCAAGCCAGTATCAAGCAGATATGAAAAAGTCGCAAAAGTCTTATGAAGGTCTACGGACTATGGTGGCCAATCAAACGCAAACGATTGGAAACTTAAAAACGCAGATAGCGAATGTTGGCGAAATAGTCGATGTAATCAATCTTGAAATTGGCGAGGCTGACATACCAGGTTTAAAGCAAGCAGTAAATAACCTGAATGATGTGGTAGATGCGCTAAATGATTCTATTGGCAGTATTCCCGTTTACGACGTGGCCACCGTTTATAAAGATGGTTTAATGAGCTCTCAGAATGTCATCAAACTCAATTCATTGCAGCACTACGATAAAGCAACTGGATTGACTGATGGATTGATGGCGAAAGAAGATAAGCAAAAATTGAATAGAATCTTAGCAAATCAGTCGATTGATCTAGATCAGTTTATGGCTGATTTTTTAGCGTTGAAAGAATTGGTTGAGGGAATTTAGAGGAGGGATTAGATGAGTATATTTATTTATTCATTAATATTAATAGCTATTTCAGTTACCGTCTCAACAATCATAAATATAATAATCATGAGACAGGTTGCTGAAATAGCTGCTAAAGAAGTTGGGAAAATTGAAGAAAGAATTAAAAGGTTTCTAGAACTTATGACTCAGAAATAACAATTTTTGCAAATTGTTTTCCTAGAGGACTTATTGCTACGTTCCCTCTAATTATAGTTAATACTTCAAAAGTATATTCTCCCACACTTATTGGAAGCTTGGATTTTTCATCTTTAAAATAAGTAGTTTTTTCAAATTCCTCATATTTAAATTCGTTGTCAGGAGATACTAACGCAATATCTGGAGAAATTTTAACAAGCCCAAATCTTTCCAGATTATTTAAGGAAACTTGTTCCGTAAATTTTATATTATTCCCTAAAATTATATTTTCGATATCATTAAGATTGAAATCGCCATTCTCGGTTTGTAATTTTAAAGAAACTAATGGTAATGTCTCGGATTGGTGCATCTCTTTAAATAATGAAGCATCTTTTGGAGATAAATCTTTTAGAATTGTCGAAAAAGAAGGATGAACAAGTTGGTTAACTTCTGAATCTACAGTAGCGGAAATTAAGTTAGCGAACATTTCTCTTAATTCTTCTGAATCTAGCTGATAGGCTGCATCTTCGACTGCTTTGTATGCCAATCCAATTTTTTCTGAACTCCTGTTTTCGATAGGGACGGCAGCAGTTTTGTTTCTCACTTTTTGAGTAAAGTCTTCCAATTCTGCATCCTTAACTATGTTGTATCTAACTAATGGACCTAGTACTTTATGTGCAATTCCTTTAAACGCTTGTCCAACTAAATTAGCTGAAGGGTTAAGCAATTCTTCTTTAGTTGATTCTGGTAAATCAGGTATTAAATTTATATTAACAAGCTTATTATCAGTCATGTTTTTCACCTCACTTTCTAAGGAAAGTATACCAAACTAAAAATTAAATAACACAATATTTTAAGGGTTACCAATAAGGTAGGCCTTTTTATTATGCAAAAAAGGAGTGATTTAATGTCAGCAAAAGAGACGATCAAACGAATCGTTGATAGTTTTAATAGTAAACCACATTTAAAAGATAAAACCCGTGAAATGGGCGAAGGTTTGATGCTAGGCGCAAGTCTGGCAGATGATGCCAACGAATTATCTAAAGATGTGCAAGCACAAGTTGACCAGTTAGTCGTTGAGGGTGATTCGTCCGTTGAGGCAGCACAAGCAAGGGTGGACGCAAGCGGTAGAGCATACACCACTTTAAAGAAAAGATTAGACGAAAAAGAACAAGAAACTACCGCGCAGTTTCAACAAACTAAAAGAAATATTAGCATAACGCCTGACGATTTTACCGGCTTAACAGATTCGGAAAAGATAACTAATGCATATGCATTCGCGCTAGAAAATAAGATACCCAATATTAGGTTAAACCGGACGTATGACTTAACAGGCGGTAGTGTTTTTTTGCCGGAAGGTGATTGGATTGGCGAAGTAGGTTTTATAGATGGACATTTAGTTAAATATGACAGTGGGTATATGTTCACAAGAGCTTCAACCTCTAACGGCATCAATAGCCCGATGTTTCATCACGTGAGATTTACTGGTGATCCTGAAGGGAAAACAATTATATCAGATGGAGATAAAATGATTAGGCACGCTTTTTACTCATGTTATTTCAAATATATTAGTGGAATAAAAACAACCAAATATACTCAATCTTTGCGGATAATCAATTGTGAGGGATCGTTATTCACTTCCCCTTTCATTGAATCTCCACATAATTTGGATACAGTGATAGATGGCGGACGCATGGAATCTTCGATGGAACCTTTGATAGAAGCTTTGTCAACAGAATTAACATCTTACGCTTGTACTAATCTACGGATTAATAATTGTGTAATCGAAGGATATACACAAAAATGTCCTATTCGTCTTTCGTCAGCAATTGGACTAGACATCAGTCGAAACTATTTCGAAAAAAACATGCACGATATCGAGCTTGTACAAACAACAGGGTTAAAAAATGTTATTGGAAATATTAAGTTGAATAGTTTTTGGGGAGCAATGAAAGATTTAAATATCTCTATAGCAATCGGATTGAATATTGATCGTATGCGGATTGAGGATAACACTTCCAATATGCAACTCTCAGATACAAAAGCATTGATGAATCGTATGCCTGGATATTATGAAAACAACTATATGTTAGGCGGAAACGTATTTTTGAAATCTCTTTTAGTGCAACCACAAGACATTAATTTAAAAGCTAATAGAAGTTTGGAACCGTTTATTTCTGGAACAACGTTAAATGGATGGTCCGGTAAAGTCGAATATGCAAAAAACGATTTAGGTCAAGTATTGTTTAAAGCTAAATTAACTGCTGGAACCGTTTCGGGATCAACAGCTTTGTGCTTAATCCCTTCGGGTTATAGACCTTTCGTAAGAGTTTTTTTTGGTGGATTTAATGTAACTAAAGGTCTCGCTCTCAGCGATATGTTTATTCATACTAACGGAAATATATATCTTAACACATCTTCCGTTAATGTCTCTACAGGTGATTCGATCGAATTCAGCTTCATAATTTATACGGAGCAAGGAGGTACATCATGAAAATTCAAATATATAAAGTAAATGAAGAAGGTTTTTTGATAGATATAAAAACTGTTCTATTAGATCAACCAAAAGAAGAAGATTGGATTTATACAGAAATGCCCAACGGGTTATATAAAGCTAAATGGGATGGTGAAAAATGGCTAGAGGCGGGAAAGGAACCGGATCAAACGCCCAAACTTCCCTCATTGGAAAAACGGTTAGAAACAGCAGAAAATACAATATTAAGCTTGTTATTCATGGCATAGAAAGGAAGAAAGGAGATGAGTGATATGTACGGGTTTTTATTGAATATGTGGATTATGAATCGTATTGATAGTAGTTATTTAGATGTAATGGTTGAAAAGAAATTCATTACATTAGAAGAAAAAGAAATGATCATTGCGACACCTCGGGTTGAAAAGTAGAACAAAATTTCCATCTGAAATTAAAAAAGGTACAGACAAACAAATCAATGGCAAACAGATACTGATACTAAAAACTTCCTAATTATATTATGTTATACTATCAACAGTTTGACATAATATAATTAGGGGGTTATAAAGCAAATGGTTAACAATTCTTCTCAGATCACAGAAAGAAATTATATTTACTCTTTAAAAGGACTCGCAATCATCAGTATTGTATCTGCTCATTGTGCCACTGTTTTCAGAGATACCAATCAACTAAATGTACAGTTTTCATGGATATTGGAACAGATAGGTAGTGTAGGTGTGGGTATATTTTTTATTATATCTGGCTATTTATTTTATCGAAATAAATACACTATTAAGACCTATTTCAAACGAAAAGTAAACACTATATTGATACCGTGGATAGTGACGGGAACAGTAGTTTATCTTTATATCGTATTGAGAAAAGGGGGAATAGAGTTTGGTGGTTGGGTAGACTTTATATTAGGGAACGGAAGCTATTTGTATTACCTAACTCTATTGGTCTTTTTTTATCTTTTATTTTTTTATACTTCAAAAAATAACGCTTTTGTTATCAGCACAATTGCAGTATCGTGCTTAAGTATTTTAATAACGGCAACGGGATTTATTGATGGGATAAATAACTTTTTGAATCCTTTAAATTTCATTGGCTATTTTAGTGTTGGTTTGATAATAGCCAGTAATAATTCTTTAATGAAATTAGGATACAGATGCAGTAAATATAAATTCTTTTTGTTATTTATGTATGTAGCTTTGTTAATTTTTATAAAACTATTTGATATTACATCCGGATACTGGGGTTATGCCACCTTGATTTTACAACCTATTGCAATTTCACTGGTGTTTGGACTAGCTACAATGAAATTTATGAACACTAAAGTTTTTCTAAATATAGGATTAGAATCTTTTAGTATCTATCTACTCCACATGCCAGTGGCAGGTCTAGTAACTTCTATTTTTAATCGGTATGATTTGTGGGCACTAACACTAGCAAGACCTTTGATTATTGTAGGAATCACTTTAAGTTGTATATTTTTATATAAATATATCGGAAGTAAATTTAAAGTCGATACTTACAGTAATTTGATTATTGGCACCCGACTAGTTTAAAGGAAATCAGAACCAAACTGCGCGGTAATGCGTATTAGTGTGTATTGATATTTATTAGCGAATAAATGATAATATGTATATCTCATTTAGGGGGTATACATATGGTTTCAAAAAGATTAAATATTACTGTTGAGGAAGAAATCTATGAAGAATTTCTTAAACACGCAAGTAAACAAGGTATAAAAGTTTCTACTTGGATTGGTGCTCAAATGAATCAATTCAATGATGAACAACAAATGTTAGAAGAATATCGTAAAGAGAAGCGCTCATAATTGAGGGCTTTTTATTTTACCGCGCAGTAATACAGATGAGTGGTTAAAAGTAGCTATAAACACTTATAAATCAATACTTGTGTCAATGATTTGGACAGGAACCAAACTGCGCGGTAACTGAAAAATAAGAATATAAAAATTAGACTCTCTTTTTATATTTAGTTAGTATATAATTAAATGAAAAAGAGAAGAGTGATATTTTGTTTCCATCAGTATGTGATAGTTGTGGTAATATTTTTTCAACGAACATTATTGGAATGTCAGGGGCAGGATCAGCTACTATAGTAATGAAAGGTAACAAAACAAATTGTCCGAAATGTGGCAATATGGCTAGAATATTAGACGGAACGTATGAAATGGTAAATAATATCATCAACATAATAAGTTCTCCTCAAAGACAATTTGAAGAATTAAAAACATTCTCTGAAATATTAAAAGAAGCCCAAAAAAATGGTTTTTCTGTTGATGAAATAGCTATTAAAACAAAAAAACAAACACCAGGATTATCGAGTCTAGTCGATCTTTTGCCAAAAAGCAGAGATGAAAAAAGAAGTGATATTCAATTTTGGATTAACATAATTTTAACTATTATTTTATTCATATTGCCTCGAATGTTAGATGGTGAAGTAACTGGAACTCAAAATATAAATACTGAACAAATTATAAACACTACTATAAATAATTACTATGATAATAATGAAGAAAGTATTAAGCCAATAGAACCAGTTAGAAATCAACCAACAATTAAAAATAAAATAGGCAGAAACGAAAAATGCCCTTGTGGTAGTGGGATAAAGTATAAAAAATGTCACAGTAAATAGAGGAGGAGTTTAAGTGAATCCTACTTTTATAGTTTTAGAATTCGGGACATTATTCAATTTTATTTCAATTGTAATGTTAATTTTGCTCATTATATCTTATATAAATTATATTAAAATATCAAAAAAACAGAAGATGAAGTTAGCTGAATTAGAAATTTTAATAAAAGAGATCAATCACCTGAACCAAACTGCGCGGTAACCGAAAATAAGAATGAAATGAAGATTCACTCAATTATGAGTGGGTCTTTTTATATTGAGAAAAGGAGTGACGAAATGTGAAAGAAGTTGAAGCGCCTAGCTTGGATAATCATGAAAAACGTATTTATAAATTGGAACAGTCGAATGAAGACATCCAGAAAAATATTAAAGAACTAAAAGATTCGGTCTTAATTAACCAAGCTCAATCAGCCGAACGTTCAAAAATTATGATGAGTCAGAATGAAAGTTTGATGAAGCAAAATGAACGATTATCAGAACAAATGGGTAGTGTATTCAACACGGTTACCACGACAAGAGAAAAAGAAGCTGAACGATCTAGTGAAATGAAGAAGCTAAGCACAGATACACGGATGAAGTTGCTTGCGATGGTTTTCGGTGGTGGTAGCGCAGGCTACTTAGTTATACAAACAATATTAAATCTATTAGGAAAGTAGGAGAAACAATAATGAAAAGTTTTAATTTTAAAGGAGTACCAACAAAAACGTGGGTACGCATTATCGGTTTATTCTTCATATTAATCAATCAAGTATCGGTTTCTATTTTCGAATTCCAATTGTTACCTTTTGGCGATGCTGAAATTTATGAAGGTGTGTCAACGATTCTTACTTTAGTCATTTCAATATTTGCTGGTTGGAAAAACAATTCACTGACCGCAGAAGCGCAATATGCTGACAACGTTTTGAAAGATATGAAAGGGGAGAACAAATAATGAGCGCATTAACAGAAAACTTCATTAATAAAGTTAAACCAGGAGCCATGCAGTTGTGGTCCATTTACAAAGTTTTACCATCCGTGGCCATCGCACAAGCAGCACTAGAAAGCTCGTGGGGTCAATCCGGTTTAGCTACCAAGTATAACAACCTATTTGGTATCAAAGGGTCATACGGAGGCAACGCAGCAAACATGGCCACGTGGGAAGTGTATGGTGGTGTCACTTATAATATCACCGCTAACTTTAGATCGTATCCGGATTGGGCAACCTCTATTAAAGACTACGGTGTGTTTTTAAATGTAAACAGCCGCTATAAGAATGCTTTAGAATTGACAGACTATAAAAAACAAATCAAAGCTATTCACGATGCTGGATATGCTACGGATCCACAGTATCAATTTAAAATCATTTCTATCATTAAAGCTAACAATTTAGTTCAATTCGACAAACAAGTATTAGGTGGCGCAGTAGCAGCGCCTAGCAAACCTGCACCAGAACCAGCTAAACCAACAAACGATAAAATTACTGGTGATAGCTACACGGTTAAATCAGGTGACACATTATCCGCTATTTCTAGCAAAAGCGGTGTGAGCGTGGGTAATTTGGCTGCATGGAACGGAATTAAAAATAAGAACGTGATCAGTGTTGGCCAGAAGCTAATACTTAAAGCACCAGTTGCGGCAGTACCGACCAAAACAGCAACGTATACCGTTAAAAGTGGAGATAACTTAAGCACTATCGCAGCTAAACACGGCACGACTGTTAAAGCGTTGCAGGATTTGAACGGCATTAAGAACGCAAACTTAATTAATGTTGGTCAAGTTATCAAGCTTTCAGGCGCCGCAGCTGCAGGCGGAACCTATACAGTCAAATCAGGTGATACTCTAAGTGGAATTGCTTTGAAAGTGGAATCAACTACTAAGCAGCTACAAGACAAAAACGGAATTAAAGATGCTAATAAAATTTATGTTGGTCAAAAGATTAAATATTAAGTATAGTAAAACCCTATCTCAATTAAGAGGTAGGGTTATTTTTTTGATGTTTTTACTGTATCATGATTAATAAATGTGATTGGAGGATAAATAACAAAATGATTCTAGGTAATTTAGTATATATGGTAGTTCGTGAAACATCAGGAACTGATTTTTGGTTAAATCTATTATCAACTATAAGTACATTTTCGGCAGTAATTATTTCTTTATTCTTTGCATGGGGGGAACGGAGATTAAGGAAACAACAAGAAAGAGACCACGATAACAAGATAAAAGAAATAATAAGTACTATGCTATCCAACGCAAATTCGAATTTTACGTTATATCAAGAAGAAATAAAAAAACAAATAAAACTATTTCCGTTATTGCCGCCTAAAGTTACAGCTTCTTTTTTTATTGAGAATGGAAAAAAACAATCAATATCACAATCTGCATTTGATAAAATAGAAGAGTATATTGATAAAAATATTGCTACTGATGCTTTAGCTGCTACTCATCAAATTAGTATATTAACAAGATTAGATATTAAGGATATTCCAATCGATATAATTAATGACTATAGTGAAGCTATTTCAAAATTAAATTTGCTAATAAAGTGGATAGAGGATATAAGAGATGGTCCTAAGTCATTGAGAGCTGAAGAATTTTTAAAAGACTTTGATCACTATTATACACCTACAGAAGAAGCAATAGGGAAAATAACTGCTACTTGTATCAAAACATAAACTTATTATGCGACATCTTTCATCCTTATATAATAACCAAAATTTATAATTCGACTTATGCATATTTTGTTTTAAAAATGTATATAATTGAAATGAAAGGAGCATCAGTATAAATAATGAATAATCAAGTGTTTTTAATAAAATTTATAGATAAAGAGTATCTTAAATCATTTCTTGATGGCGAAATTTATTTTCCGCTCTTAAAGACATTTTGGGATATAGAAATAAAAGAAGAAGATAAAATACGTGGAGATATCTATGAAGGGTACTTTTCAAAATTACTTCCAAAGGGGACTAAGGTAAGTATAAAGCAAGAAGAGAATGATGAATGGTTTGATTTTCCGATTACGGACATAGTACAGACTAAATTAAAAGGAGAATATGGTTATTTACCAATAGCTTGTTTTTCTTTAATAAAAGTAGAAGAATTATTTTTGCCTATAAAAAATAATAAAGTAATTATCAATCCTAATATAATTGAAGAATTGAAAAAGATAAAAGGAAAAAGAGAAATGGTAATTATTTCTAAAGAAGCATTTCTAAAAAAAATAAAAAATCAGTCGGAAATTGATGGATTAAAAAACGTTTCTAAAAGAGTTGACTACTATAATCATTTAAAAGATTCTAATATAAAGGAAGAAGAATTTGAAAAAGGATCATTAGAAGTAGTTTTTTCTAAACGTTTAGAATACGAATACCAAAGAGAGTTTAGGTTGCTCTATGATAATAAAATTTACACAGAAAACCAAGTACTTAAAATTGGTGACATTAGAGATATAACGATTAGTTTGGAAAACATTCCTTTAAATAAAATGAAATTAGAGTATATAACGGAAGACAAAATAGGAAATCCGAAAATCTTTCACCTAAAAAGATAGCCACATAAAAACAGAACTCCATTAAATGAAGTTCTGTTTTTGCCCTATTATGCTAAAAAGTATTAAGAAAAATTCTGCTCATATTCTGCTCACCTTGTAATTAAAAAGTAGCGAGAAACCTATATGGGATAAGGATTGTAGAGGTAGGTTTCAACCCCTTATCTTCCGTAACAAGCATTATTCTGCATTTTAATAACTCTGCTCCCATCCTGCTTATCTTTTTAGAGCTCTGATTCAGGGGGAGATGTATGTAAATTGTTCGTTGTGAGTTTTATTGTAAATAACGCTTAGTACTCATGAAATTCTAGTCTATAGAATTTTATGAGTATTTTTTAGATAAAAAAGTTAGCGCAATGAAAGTGATAATAAAATGAGAAAAGTGGGACAGATAGATAAAATAAAAAAAATCAAGTAGAAACTGGGAGATTCAACAATTTTTCAAAGAAATCGAATGAGCTTAAAAAAGATTTATTTGTTTAAAAGATATCATCTAAGCTTATTTTTCAGGGGATAACATTTGGTATAAAAATTAAAATACGGTACAATTAAATCAAATTTAATAGGTGAACAAAATGTGAATAATGAGAAAATGATTAAATGGTTGCAGAAGTTAAACTATATTTGTTGGGTTCATTGGACACAAAAAGGCAGGTGTGTGAAACCACAAGAGGGCTTAACAAACCAAGAAAATATTTTTTACACCTAAACAGCTAGTTAGAGAACAAATTATTATAAATCCTACCGGAAATAAAACACAACTGGAGAATGTGTGAATAAGGAGGTAGAGAGAAAATGAATAAAATGTTGGTGTTCATTGGTATTGCAGCTTTATTAGCAGGATGTGATTTAATAGGAAATACAAAAGATGAATCTTCTAGTCAAGAATCAAGTTCAATAATCAAAGCTAGTGATGATTCAGTTTCACAAACAGCTGCTGCATCTACTAGCGAAATGAATAGTGATGAAGAGAAGTCAGCGAAAGAAGTACTTTCGTTTGTGCCTCAAACAGATGAAATCAATAAAGGCCTAACCATTGAAAATGATGAAGTGTTGTCCACTTTACAGCAAATGGTGGAAGAAGACCAAGATATGGGATTTGATGATGATGTGACCATTATTTATTCTGGACAAACTTTTGGTAAAACTCCTAATTTGTCTGGTGTGTTTTTAATAGTTAACCGAACAGACATACCAATGAAAAACATGGAGTTTACTTATACATTTGGCGGTATTGATAGGAAACTCATCTTTGATAAGAAAGCCTTTAGATTAACGGAAGAAAATTTTGGAGTATTGGAGCCAAATACTGTAATGCCGATGTACTTATCTATTCCATCAGAAAGCGAAGCAGCTTTTGCAGCATTAGATGCGAAACAAGTCATTGAAGAAATAAATGCATTTAATTATGATATAGCTGATTCAAGCAGCGACTCTTCAGAGACTATAGATCAAGATCAGCTGTTTTTAAAACTGCCAAAACAAAATAGCGATAAAGGACAGACCATTGACAATAATCCATTAATGGCTGAGTTCAATCAATTAGTGATCGAACATCCTGAAATGGGTTTTGAAAATGATGTAACTGTTCTATATTCTCAACTGTATGATAAAACCGATAACGGAGTGCTAGCTTATTTCCTAGTTATCAATAAAACAATGGTGACAATGGAAGATATCAGTTTTAATTTCAGTTATGGAACCGAAAACAACGAAATGGTTTGGGATCAAGAGCCATATACAATGACTAAAGAAATATTTGGCGTACTGGAACCTAATGCAGTTATACCTATGACTTTAAGTGTTCCAGCTGATAAAGAAACCTTGTTTTTCTCCATCACCGAAGAAAACGTTCAGACAAGTGTAGATAAATTTAATTACCAAATCGTTAAATAA